AGACATGGACAGCTATATGCCGTAGTAAAAGAGATGAGCGGGGGCTCTCGTATGGTAGCGTTCTGTGAAGATGGCTTGACTCGTATGATAAGGATAGGAGGAAAGCTTAAGAAGCGTATGTGGTGTAGGAGAGACGACCTTATAATTATACAGCCATGGGTTGTGCAGAGTGATAAGAAAGCGGACTTAGTATATAGATACTTACCCGCACAGAGAAATTGGATGATAAGAAATAATAAAATACCAGAGGAGTTGAATATATGGTAAAAGGAATAGAATCTACCTATAAGGATTTTACTCGCAGAACTGCGAAGTATCCTAAGCGTAGAGAGAAAGAATACCTAATGTTAGGTTTGATGAATGAAGCTGGCGAAGTCGGTGGAGCATATAAGAAAGAGATAAGAGACAGAGTGGACAACACGGACCTTATCATTGATGAATTAGGGGATGTCTTATGGTATCTCACCCGTCTATGTGACGTCTATGGTGTTGAAATATCAGAGCTGATGGTCAACAATATGGATAAGCTATTCAATAGAATGTCCAAAGAAGAGACCGAATTATTTAGAGAAGAGAATTAATGAACATACCCCTAATAGCATCAATCAATCATAGGACTATTGACCTTGAAACAAAAGCTCAAAAGGTCAAAATGTATATAAACGGAAAACCCGAAGCTACTCTTAGTCCTTATACTCCTTACTATTTTTTAGAAGATAAAGAAGGAAAGGAATATAAAACAATTGCAAGTGATAGAACTGTAAAACTTTCTAAGCATACTTATTTGCCTATGAGAGACGTAGTTCCACCACAAGCGCTTTATGATGGTGGAAGAGAAGCCCTGCTTGAACGCTTACTAATAGAACATCCTGAATTTTTTAAGAACTATCCAAACACTGATAGCTTAAAATCCCTCGTATTTGATATTGAAACGCATTCTCCAGACGGCTCCTTTCCTTTCGGAGAGAAGTACCCTGTCGTAGCGATAGGTATAGTAACTTCCACTGGAGAGCGCGACGTGCTATTATGGGATGGTAAAGACGATAGAAAGGTTATACTTCAGTTCGCTGAATATATCAATGACTATGACCCAGATATCATTATTGGTTATAACCTAGTAGGTTATGATATACCACAGATACTACACAGGGCTAGATTTCATGGCCTTAAAGGATATAAAAAGATTCTCAATCGAGATAATTCTTCATGGGGTTGGGAACAAGGTAAGAACGATAAAGACCTTAAGATGAACGCTGGAGGGCGCATAATCCTCGATTTACTACGCTGGACTAGGCTAGACTACTCCCTTTCGGGAATACCAAGAGGTCTTAAGTCTGTTTCACAGAGCTTTGGTTTAACACCACTAGAGCTTGATTTCGCAAACAACGACCTTCTAGACTATAGCATGGATGAAATAAATGACTATGTATTGTCTGACGTTGATTGTACCATGTATCTATATAACCACTACTTCCCTCAGATACAATATATCGCAGAGACTCTATGCGTGCCTCTGGCAACATATGTCAATGCCCCAGCCAGCTATATAACTAAGATACTTCAAGGCAGGGCTCTATACAAGCAAGGGATGGTTACGTTAGATAGGAATAAAGAGCGACATCCAGAGATATATAAAGCTGATAAGGGTAACTATCAAGCTGCCCACATAGAGCTATATCAGCCCGGTTTCCATAAAAGAAATATAAAAATAGACTTTGGTTCTTTTTATCCTTCTATCTCAATGATGCTTAATCTCGGACCAGACACTACGCAGATAGTAGGCTACGACGAGTATAGTGAGAACATAGAAGAAAAAGATGGTATATTATATGTCCCTGATAACAACGTAGGGAAGAGAATAATGGTGCGGATAGATAACTCTAAAAAGAGTTGTTTATACGATATGTGTGAGGAGTTTAAAGAAATGCGAAAGCCTTATAAACTTGGTACAACGAAAGAGGATAAGAGTAAGTCTGATGCTCTTAAAATAATGGTGAATACCTTCTATGGTGCCAATGCAAATCCTTACATTAGTTACGGTGATATGGGTGTTAGTATCACTATTACGTCAGTGGCGCGCTGGCTACTTCTCTCGGCAGTATCAATCATCAGAGGGAGATATGGCGAGGACGCTGTCGTATATGTACATACGGATGGGATTAATTGCAATGTTGATGTTGATGCTACGTGGTTGGTCAATAGACTAAGAATACTGCTGAAGCACACGTTCTCTACCTGTGAGCCTGAACATATAACAATGGATAAAGACTACTATAGAGAAGGAGTGTGGTTACAGATAGGTAATTATGTCCTTCGTAATGAAGATGGTAGTCTCACTAAACACGGTAGTACTTTCAAAGCTACCACCCGTTCTAAGTTCTACTTAAAGGTGTTAGAGAAACTAATAGAATCTAGAATCAATAATACTATAACACAAAAGTTTATAGATAGTTTATATAACTTGGAGGAATATGAGATTAATGACTTTGTTATGCGTAAGTCTATGGGAAGAGCAAAGGACGCTTATAAGTCACAGACAGATTTAATACTTAAGTTAATAGAGCAAGGAGAGGGTATAGGTATGACTCCTAGCGAAGGAACTACCTTCTACTATGTTAAAACTAGAGAAGGTTACAAATTAGAATCTATGGTAAAGAATATAGATGAGATAGATATAACTTATTATTGGGATACTGTAAGTACTCTACTCCACAAGTTTTCTTTAGTAGAATGGATTAAGAAAGCTCCCCCTCTTACCTTATTAGATAAGAAACAACAAAGTTTAATGGAGTGGATATGAACAGTCTAGAAAGCACTATACAAAGAATCAATGAAGTTTCTGCGACTATGGAAGCGCAGGGATTAAAAATCACACCTGCGGTTGTGATTGAATTATCTAAGCAAGCACATAATGAGTTTATGAAAGGACAGAGGCGCCCTGCGATGCCTGATTTTACTGAACCTCGATTCAACACAGAAATGGTAGTTTATACTATACAAAATAGTCAAAACCGAAAAGTTTATATAGGAAAAACAATAAGGACGTTCTGTAAAAGATATTCTAAAGGTAGATGGTGGAACCATACTGATAACAATGACCTTAAGTTTGACCTTGAGAAATACGGATACGCTAATTTTAGAGTGAACATATATCGTTGTGATACTAAAGCACATATGGATGAAATGGAAGCAAGTCTTATAAGTATAAATTGGGCTACACGCTACAATAGGCGACCTGAAGCAGAGGTGAAGTAATGGGACAATCTTTATATAGGTATCTCACCCATAGATTAGATAGGCTCGATGTCTACGTCGGAAAGTACGGCATCTGTGGCCTACTAAGGAGAATGATTAAATGGACGAAAATGATGGTAAAAAACTTGCTGCATTTCTTAAGGAAGCGGAGGTTAAGGTAGTATGGCGAGAAGAAGAGAGAACGAAAGTTGGAAGGGGAATGATAACGAATGACGACGAAAATTTTGTATACCTCACTGGCGAAAAGGGGACGGTTATTGTTAATAAAAAAGACATTATCGCAATCAAGCAGTGAGGTAGTATGACGGCTCCACAGATTTCCACGGCATCGCCGAAGGAATTAAAATGGGATACCCCTAAGAAGGGTAAGCTAAGAATAATGCCTATATCTGATAGTCCATGGGCTCCTACTGGATTTGGTACTAATACTAAAAATGTATCTGCTATACTAATAAAAGAAGGTCATCACATAGGGTATGCTGGTTGTCAAAATCCGGTACATACTAAATATAAGACTGAGTGGCCTTTAGGACAAACAGAGGAAAAGGTAGAGTGGGAGAACCTACCTATAATATATCCGGGCAAGGAACGGTTCGGAGAACAGAGTTTTAAACATTGGCAAGCAAATTTCAAGCCTGATGTGATATGGACACACTTAGATTTCCAAATGTTCCAGCACGTAGCTGGTTTCAAACGACCAGATAAAGCTACTATTCCTTTATATAATGACGATGGAAAGCTATTAACTAGAAAGGAACGAACACAGCTTGTAACTAATATGTTTAAAGAGATAGCCAAAGGCCCTCCATGGAAATGGGCTGCTACTATTCCTTTTGATGGTCAACCGTGCGTTCCTTCTTGGCAACAGCTTCTCGACCAAATAGACTATAAAATTTGTATGTCTCGATATGGTCAACTATGTATGGAAGAAGACTTTGAGGGATGTGAAGAGTCATGGTATATACCTCATGGGGTAGAATGTAATTTATTTAAACCTAAGCTCAATCCTATGTATGGAAAAAAACCATTGAAAGATATAGCTGATGGGGCATTTGTGGTAGGGTGTGTAGCAAGAAATCAACACAGAAAAAACATACCTCAATTAGTAAAGGGATTTAAAGAGTTTGTTGATAGGAATGATTTAAAACCAGACGAAGTTAAACTTATTTTACATATGGATTGGAACGATGCTATGGGTTGGAAATTCCCAGAGTTTGCAGAGAAATATAACTTAGAAAAATACTTACTACCTACTTTGATGGGAGTCCTAGATGCAGGTGAAGCCCCAGATGAGAAAGGAATGGTTGATTTATACAATTGTATGGATGTCTTTGTCTTACCCACAGCAGGAGAAGGTTTTGGTATACCCACTATAGAAGCGATGGCTTGTGGGGTACCAGTGTGTGTTACAAATTATACTACAGCTTGGGAAATTATAAAAGAAGACGACCCAGAAACAGCAGTATTTCCACTATATCCTTTAGGAGGAAAACCGGGAGAAGATGAGAAAATGAATGGTAGAGACCATTTATTAGAAGAAGATATATGTAAAGCAGGTATACTACTACCTTATAAAGATATGTGGTGGGACACACCTAAACGAGCGTCCCCTCAAAGAGCTATATGTTCTTCTGTAGCTATAGCAGATGCATTAGACTACTATTATCACAATCCAACCAAAAGAATTAAAGCAGGAAAAGCCGCGAGAGAAAAAGCCAAAAAAGAATATGACTGGCCCATATTAGAAAAACGATGGCTGGCACTGGCTAAGGTATGGGAGGAAAGAAAATGAATTTAATATTTAATTTAGATGGGGTTATATGTAATGAAGAAGACCCCATTCTTATGAAACACTGTAAGCCCCTTGTTAACGTTACTGAATTTATGCAGTGGCTTGTAGGAGAAGGGCATCATATAACTATATGGTGTGAAAGAGAAAATACTTTGGAAATGAAAATGATGACTGAGAGTTGGTTGATGATAAATCAAATCCCTTATAATAGGCTTTTGTTTGATAGGCCAAAAGACCCAGTTTATGTTAGCGACACACCCCCCAATGCAAAATATTTAAGAGGCTGGGGAGATAATGAAATAATCGCAGCAATGTTTGAGGAATGGAAAGTATGGATAACGGAGAAAGACCAATAGAAGCAAGTGGAATAGGTGGTGTTGGTACCATAGTAAAAGTCACATGGTATGACGCAGCGGCGCAGATAAAAATAAACACAATTAATGCAGCTAAGCCAGAAGAACACTTAGCAGTATGTGAAAGTGTAGGTGAGCTGATAGTTAAAGACCGAAAGGCTTTAATACTCGTACAGCATTGGTCTGATACAGACGGAATAGACATACTGGCAATCCCTAGAGATTGGTGTCAAAAAATAGAAGTAATGGAGATAGTAGGAGAATGTATTACAGAGAGTTCGGAATCCCAGCCAGAATAGATAGGTGTTATACAGTTGAAGAACTGGAAGCAAATATAAAAAAGTATAATGGTAAAAAGAATTGTTATGCTAGTGTGTATGTATTCGATGATGAAGCTGAGATAGTAAAAGGTAAGACTAACTACGAGTCAGCTTTGATTAATACTATATGGTTCGATTTCGACCACAACAAGGATGTAGACAAATGTTTAAAAGATGTAAGGAAATTTATACGCCGATTTTGCAATCCACTAAAGATTACCCCGAGGATATATCTTACAGGGGGAAAGGGCTTCCAAATGAATATAGACTTTCATTCGCCAGTGGACTTACCGGCAACAATAAAGCGACAAGCTATACAAGAGTATTTGAAGTTTCTTAAAAAGAAATATTACTTGAACACGCTAGATGATATATGTATTAAAAATAGTATCTCATCTATGAGGCGTATAGTTAATACTGCCTATATTTCAAAAATAGAAGATAGGCCTACAGGTGTATGGTGTACTCAGTTTACTGTAGACGCTATTATGTCTAATGATATAGCTGCTCTTTACGCTATGGCTATGGAAGATAATGGAGGAGTTTTAGCTCCAATTAAAAGTAAGAAAGCGCAGAGGAGATTCGTGGAATTTCTGTGTGATAAGTATGAAGTTAAACACACGGTTTCTAACAGTATTGATTTCCTATTAAGAAAGATAGAAGAAGCTACAGGCTCTATTAGTCATAGCTTTGGTATGACTAGTGGTAATATAAAGCCCCCTAGGGAGCTAGTATTAGACTTAATAGAGCACAATATAAAGCGTGGAAGTAGCAACCACGAGGAGAATAAGGTCATCGCGTTTGAACTACTCAACGCCGGATGGTCTGATAGTGATATATCTTTCGTGTTCAAAAGTATATATAATGAGCCCGCCGGAAATTGGGGTTGGTATTCAAACAATCCTAATGAAGCTGGGTCTAATATAATAGCTCTTAGAGCGAAAGGTATAAATAGGTACTCATCTGATAAGTTAGATGAGTTACTGGTCCGCAAGGCTGCGGATAAATGAATAGGTGATAAAATGGCAAACATGAAAAGACTAGAGAAAAGACTAGAAAATATGGAAAAGTGGGCGAAGGATTTAGAACGAGGTTCTGGACCGGCGCAAACTATGGAGAACATGAATTGGCTCGTTAGTCAAACCAGACTGTTGGGGGAGAGACTTCAACAATCTGAAGAAGGGTCGCAAGGTGCTTCAATGGCTATACAGCGTAACAATGAAATTCTCCAAGAATTTCTTGACAAGCACGATATGATACGTGACTGGCAAGTATATTTGGAAGAGCTCCAAAAACGAGCAGAAGAGGAAGAGAAAAATGCCCTTCAAGAGCAAGAAACAGAGAGCGTGGATGCACGCGAAGAAGCCGAAGATGGCGAAGAAGTGGGAGAAGGAGACGCGTAAAGGCGCTAAACTTCCCACCAAAGTCAAGAAGCGAAAGAAAAATACGGGACGCCGTAAAAAGAAAAGGTGATTAATCATGATAAAAGATAAAAAAGAGAAGAAAGCGGAACCAAAGCCGGAGCCCGTGGCACAGCCCGAGCCCGAGCCACAACCCGCAGCACCCGAACCTGAAGTAGTTGGGGATAGGCATGAGACGCTGCCAAAGGAAGATACCACTGGGGATGACCTAGTTCTTCATGACTCTGGACAGCTAGGACGATGGATAGATGGAAATTTTGTACCTATAAGGTGATAACATGGTATTCGGAAAAAAGAAAGCAACTAAAGCAAAACCAAAGGCTGCGCCTAAAAAGGAACTGATGCATACTTGCAAACCTAGAGATAAAACTGGTTGCAAGGCTTGCGCGGAGAAATAATGCCCACAGAAGAACTATATAAGAAGGTTCAGGATGACCCTATAGGTGATGTGAAAGACCTAACGTTTGAACACCCTTCGCAACAAGAGATTAATGATATGGCCCGTGCTTCTCATAGGCCTACATTAAGTTATTACAGCTTACCAGATAAAGATAAAGATAAGCCCTGTATGGATTCAATAGACTATATGCCTAACGTAAGATACCTAGAGGCAGTAGGCGCTACACAAAAACCGGGAGACCGGAAGTATGGCGCTCAGGACGACTAATGCCTGACGAAGTAGACTGTGATTACTGTGCACGGCGCAAGTCAGATTGCAACTGTTAACTATGGTTGAGCTTAGCGCTAATTTAGCAGCAGGGTTTGAAACTTCCAACCAAGTTTGTAAATGTGATGAGGATGAGGACTGCACTTGTGGTTGCCGAGTTCTCATAGATTATAAATGAGTATAACCAAAGCTGAACTACTAGAGTCTATTGAATTGGATATAAGTGCTAATACAACTAAGTTAGGTGCTATCATGTCCACGGGGGATATAGCTAGCCCCGAAGACTCCGACAAACTAACAACTTATACGTTATCTTTGTCACTTTTATATGATGCAAAGGCTTGGGTAGAAAGCAACCTGTGAACGAATGAAACTAACAGACTTTGCTGAGAAGTATCCAATAGCTGTAGAGACAGGTACCTTTATAGGTGATACTGCTAAGCAGCTCGCAAGATATTTTAAAGAAGTTCATACTATCGAATTAGATAAAGGTCTATATCTACAATCTCTTAGAGGTTTGCATGGTGTATCAAACGTGTCTTCTTATTTGGGAGACAGTTCATTTATACTAAGTAGTGAATTAATAGATAAATTAAACCATAAAGATGACAAGGTATTTTTCTTTTTAGATGCACATTGGAGTGGGGATGATACAGTTGATTGGGAAAATTCAAAATGGAAAGGAGCACGGAGTTGGGATAGAGGAAAAAATACAGCTCATAGAGGAAATAATACCGAACCAACAGCCGAGGAACAAAATCCTTTAGAAGAGGAAATCATGCACATATATAATATGTTTAATAACGAATGTGTCATTGTGATTGATGATTGGGAGAATATTGGGAGTGATGGTATTGGTCTTAAGGATAAAGAATTCATAGGAGAGGATTGGTCTAATATTGATATGAATAGAATTGAAGAAAATATTAAAGATAGATTATTTGACATAGGAACTATCTTTATAGATGACGATGTTTTAGACCAACATAAAACTGTCCTATATATTAAACTTACGCGCAACCTTTAAGTAGACTGTCGTATTAGAGTAATGAACCGCAAAAGGAGTGGCAAAATGTTTAAGAACGAAGTAGCAGAATTTATATATAAGAGAACATATTCTCGATGGATTGAAGAAGAAAAGAGAAGGGAAGATTGGCCCGAAACGATAGAAAGATTTATTGGTTTTTTAATTTCAAAAAGAAAGGATATACCTGAGAAAACTGTAAGGAAGATAAGGAAATATATGGAAGAATTTGCGGTTATGCCTTCCATGCGTTTCTTATGGGCATCTGGTCCTGCTGCTGAGTTTGATAATACATGCATATACAACTGCGCTTTCGCAAAGATAAACTCTACAACGGCGTTCTCTGAATGCTTGTATATCTTAATGTGCGGCACAGGTTTTGGATTCTCGGTTGAAGAAGAAGAAGTGGGTAAGTTACCGAAGATACCGGTAATTAGTTCGGGGCAAGGCATAGATAAAATTACAATTTTCGATTCCAAAGCTGGTTGGGCTGATTCAGTTAAGATGTTGATGGACAATCTTTACGAAGGCCAGAATATATATTTTGATTATTCTCAAATCAGGCCAGAAGGCGCGCGCCTGAGAACAATGGGAGGAAGGGCCTCTGGACCTCAACCCCTAATTAAGTTACATGATTTCATTCGTGAAACCATGCATAATGCTCAAGGTAGAAAACTCACCACTCTCGAAGCCCATGATATATGTAATCAGATTGCTGAGATAGTTGTAGTGGGCGGAGTAAGACGCAGCTCACAGATATCTCTGAGCGACCTGAGTGACGAAGGCATGCGCCATGCAAAGGAGTGGCCTTATCCTATTAAGAGAGCTATGGCTAACAATAGCGCCATATATAGAAAGAGACCGTCCGCTGCTGAATTTCTCAAAGAATGGGGCTCATTAGCTCTATCAGGCACAGGGGAGAGAGGTATATTCAATCTAAATGCAGCACAGAAGAAAGCTCCATCTCGCAGATATGCTCCATTAATCCAAGGCACTAACCCTTGTGGGGAAATAATGCTTAGGGATATGGAGTTCTGCAATCTTAGTGAAGTGGTTGTTAGAGCAGAGGACGATTTAGATACCCTTTTAGATAAGGTAGAGACTGCTGCATGGCTCGGTGTTATACAGAGCACATTCACTTATTTTCCATACCTTAGAAAAGAGTGGAAAAAGAATTGTGACGTAGAGCGGCTTCTAGGCGTCAGTTTGACCGGTCAGATGGATAACCCTTCCCTAATGAACTCTGAGGCCTTAAAAGCCCTTAAAAGCCGTGTTCTGAGGATTTCTCGCAAGGCTTCTAAGTTACTCGGTGTCAATACACCCGTGGCAACCACTTGTGTTAAGCCTTCAGGCACCGTTTCACAGCTCGTAGATTCATCATCAGGAGTGCACCCAAGGTTCTCTCAGTATTATATCAGGAGATATAGGATAGCGGCCCGCGACCCATTATTTAGAATGATGAAAGATGTGGGCATACCAGCTCATCCAGAAGTAGGACAGAAAAAGAAGAGCGCTTCTACATGGGTAGTAGAGTTTCCTATTAAGGCACCAGAGGATTGTATTACTCGTAAAGATGTAACGGCCCTAGAACAACTCCACCATTATAAAAACCTACAACATAACTGGTGTGAACATAACGCTAGCATGACAGTGTATGTTAGAGAAGATGAATGGTTCGAGGTAGGCAATTGGGTTTATCAAAACTGGGATATCATTAACGGAGTATCCTTTTTACCTTATGACGGGGGCCATTATAAATTAGCTCCTTACGAGGAAATAGACCACAGAACCTACGAAAGGCTTATAAAGAAGCTGCCCCGAATAGATTATAAGCAGTTGTCTAAATACGAGCTGGAAGACAATACTCAGGGTAAAGCCGAGTATGCTTGTAACGGCGACAAGTGTGAAATTTAGAGGATTGAAATATGGCAAATTACGCAGTAGATGACCACACAGAAGAAGCAGCCACCTTGGCAGCAGTCTTAGCTAAATTAGAAACTAAATTAGAAACAATAGTAGATACTAAAACTATACGTTTAATTTCAGTTCAGCAAATAGGCGCAAGTGTATGGTCTTATGCTTTAGTTGTGGATGCAGCTTAAATATGACACAATTTGAAACAGATATAACTGGATATGGCCGCAAGATGGGCCGCGACGCCGGTATACTACCAGAAGGTAGAATGGATGGTGTACATTTTCTAGGGACTATAGAAACCCGAGATGACATTGAAGGGTGGATGCCCAGCGGGTCTATTTCAGCTAGAACTATGAATCCAGCCAACGGAGAATCTGCTGGTGGTGCTGGTATTTACGGTAATTATTGGGGAGTTAATCGAATTAATAATGTATCTGGTTCAGGCAGCCCACAAATTTGGGACGCTTCATATCCACGTACTTAATTATCACTACTACTAATGTATTCAGCTAGAGTAGGTAGTTTCCTATTTATAGTTAACGTAACTCCAAAACCAGAAGGACTAAAAGATACAGCTTTACCTAAAATTCTATAGTTACCTGAAAATTCAGGTTCATCTGTCTGTATTCTTATTACATCATTTTCATGAAGATATGCACCTTCAAACGTAGTAAGTCCATATTCATATTGTACTTTTAAATTTGCTTCAAAAAGTTTAGCTGCAAAATCTTGAGCTTCTGCGCCCGACTTTAAATCTTTATTATCTACTTCTAAATAACTTCTATCATATGCACTCATGGCAGAAGTATGGGTAAACGTACCTTTTTGGTCATACTTCGCATTTACTATTATAATAGTAGGCACTTTTCTATTAATAATACTAAGCTCTATTATGTTATCATACTCTGTAAAGACATGCTGAATAGTAGCAGTATCATCTATTAAGCTTTCAAGCTCTATTACGAATTGACTATTAGTACCATCATCTGTTATGCGTGCTATATTAGGTCTAGGTAAAGTGCCTGATTTATCAATAGCTTTACTAAGTAATTCCTTTATTACGTCTAGTACCACTATAGTGCCTCTTATAGGGTCAGATTGATTTACTCCTATTACAGGAGTAGTGTTTCCCATTATATCTGTCTTTAGCTTAGTGTCTAGTTTCGCAAGAGAAATCAATTTAACAATAGCAGCTCCCAAAGATAGACCATCTATATTAATCTTATCTGTTAAAGCAACTTTAGCTACGCTCTGTTCTCCTCCTTTAAGCATATACCCTATAGCGTCTTCTGCATATATCTCTATATCGTTAAATGTAGGATTGGTTCTCTTTATCCAACCGCGAAACATAGGCGTTGAATCGAATTCATTTAAATAGAAAGTCACTTCCTGATTCCATAATCTTTTCATACCACCATAAGTCAAAGGTAATTTAAAAGTCAATGTTGCAGCAGTCAACCCACCATCAATCTTATAGGAGCCTTCTAAATAATCTACGTCCTTTCCTTCTATACAAACTCTAGGTGTAACTTCTATCATGCTCCACACTCCCTAATGGAAATACATCCGTCATAAGTTTAAAGTTAGCATCTATCAAAGCTATTTCTTCTACTACCAGATTAAAAGTATAAGAGATAATTACCCTAGGACCACCTGCTGGATGAGTTTCAGAAACATCAGTTACTACACCCCAGAAACGAACATAGGTTCCATCCTTTTGGGGTTCATCCCAATACACCCGAACACCATCTGCTTGAATCTTTCTCACCATATGCAAGTGCCCATAGAGGGTATTCCGTGCACCCCAAGTAGTAAAGGGAGTAGCAGAAGTAGTATCTCCCATAGCAACACTACCAAAGGATATAGTTTGGATAGGAGTTCCTACTCGTGCAATGAATACCTTACCCTTCCTTGTGATAGCTTGATAAAAATTACCTGCTCGACTTACGCCTACATCACTAACGAGAGATAAAGAATTGAGATTATATGCGCTATTATCTATTTCACGCACTATATCTCCATAGCCCCTAGTAGCATCAAAAATATTCCATATTTCAGGAAATATGTTAGTTGATGGGGCGTCCGTGCCAGAGAGAACCACTTTTAAAAGATATTTTTCCGTTGTGTCCCAAGCATCTTCTAGTGCATCTCCTACGGTAGAACCAGAAATTATCTGATAAGTGTTGGTCCACGGCACACTCCAACCTTGCCCACCGAGAGTACTGTCCCCTACTCCGGGTAACTCTGTCGCACTACCTCCTGAAGCCATAAATACTTTACTGAAGCCATCTAATACATCATAAGAGTTCACACGTCTAATATATCCTTTAGTAATATTTGCACCTGTGGTCTTTTCTTTCTTTCCAAGATGCAAATAAAGAATATCACTTGCTGAATCATAACCATCTGCGCCATCTTTAGTAACCCAGTATGCTCCTGAAACCGCAGGAGTTCCATCATCAACACGAATAAACATATACTTAAAAGAACCTACATCCGAATCACCTACAGTAGAAGGTATAGGGTTAGTAGTCATAGTAAAAGGTATATAGTCTCCTATAACCGTTCCAGCGACTGCTGAACCAACAGTACCAATAGCCAACGCCGCACCTAAATCAAACGCACCTGTAGCTGTAGGAATGGTAGTTTCATTAAATACTCCGCCACAAGCATTAGTTAAACTTATATTCTGCCAATCTAGAGGCATATCAAAAGATAGATAACCAGACTTAGAGAGAGAAGCTTTTATATTAGTATACTTCTCATTCGATACATCCCTATATTCCTTATGAACTGCTGTACTATCATCAAATTCCAAAGGCTTCCAATATGCATTTTGTAAAGGAGAGTCCTTGTTTTCTACAGCCAAATATGAAACGCCCGCAATGCCCCAGACGGGGTCGGTTCCTAAAGACGACATTATATTATCTGCATAAGGACTCATATTAAAAAATATTTTGTTGGTTTTTTCATCAAACATTAAAAGTAGGTATTCGCGTGCATTAGCCCGAGCTGTATTAGATACGTCATAAAAGGTCATATCATTCATCGCAGCCAAATCCACAAGACCAGAAGCACCACTAGTATTATTAAATGCCTCAGCTGTATACAGTTTAGACCGTGATGCGTTAGTTCCAGAATCTTGAATTTTTGTAGGAAATATTTTAGCATTATTAGCACTGGCAGCTGTAGCTCCATCACTTGTAGTTGACCACGAAATAGCAGGAGTTATCCTAAATACGTCGGGTTTATTATCTGTAATAGTGCTTACATTAGTTACGTCAGAAGAAGGCATAGCTGACATCCTAGTCTGGTGATACTGAGGATAAAATCTACCATAATCATCTAATACTATTTGGTCTTGTATTGAATCTGAAGCTGTAGTATCCCATATACTCGTAGCCGCAGTGCTAAAAACATTATAAGCAGCAGTGGCAGCATATAAACCATCTGGTCGTGTCATATAAGTATATGCACCTACCTTTGTCGCACTAGTTCCTGAAGTAGCATCTGAAAAGGTAGTAGCAGAACCCGTCCCCCACGCATTAGCTGATTGGAACCATGATTTTCCTATATCATAACGATAACTAGATATAGATATATTAGAAGCTTTAGCTCTACTCTGAGAAAAATCCATCGTAAAATTGCTTATAGGCTCACTAGCTTTCTTTATAGGGTCTCCCGCACTTATATAAGTTACAGGGATATATTTAGCCAAAGCACTGGAAGAAGCTACAAAAAATACTTTAAATCTATTAAATACTTCATTCTCCGTATAGGCCTCTGTGTTCGTGCCCATGTATTTGGGATTTTTATATTTAACTTCCAAGATGTTAGATACCTGAGCTCCAGATTCCAAAGCTCCTAAATTATGAGCCCCGCTCGCTAAAACATTTCTAATACCTGTAACGTTCCCAGTTAGATTAGCACCACTTAAAACCAAAGGAAGGGTCTTAACAATTTTTTCTCCTCCTGTATCAGTTTGGGTGCCTGCTCCACCATCTCCATCCCTGATACCATATGTTAATTCACACTTGACATCTATCTCTACTTTACCTGTAGCCGCTGCTCCAGTTTCACATAAATATGCTAATTCAGCAGCACTTAATGTAGGAGCTACTTGGACGAACAAATCTTTAGGACCTTCAACATTAAATATACTATTATCTATGCCGCTCTTAACTGTCCTATTTTCGATTTTCATTATACCCGTAGCTGCGCCATCAGCCATAGCCATCGTAGGCCACGTTCCCGCTGTAGTAGCATCCGTATAAGGTTTAGGACTATCACTCGCTGCTGCACCAGAGCTAGTATAACGCGAAAAGAACCCTTTAGAATTCACGGTCTGCACAACAGGGTTAAAAGTCCCTGAAGCTGTATATGTGTGTTTGAGCTCTATTTCCTTTTTTGGTTCTGTTGTTTGATACCACTGATAAACGGCGTTCTCTTTTTTATTGGACTGTACTCCCGCACTATCTGTTCCATCATCCCAATCCACATACACCGCACGTACATCATCATCATTAAATGTAAGAGTAGCAGTCACCTCAGTGAAGACAGTCTCGCTAGCTGATGGAGTCCAAGCTAATATCATGCTGTCACCTTCCATGTAACTTGGTCCGAAGAGCACACTTCATCTCTATTTTTCCCTCTAATATTATGGTGGTCATATAAAAATAATCTAGCGTTATGAGGAACATACTTATCGGCAGCATTAACATCTGATAAAGGTGAAGTATTATAAAGATATAAACCGGCATCCTCGACTATTTCCCACCTTTTTTCATAGAGTACTACTTCCTCTGCCAATCCTTTATATAGGACATCTAAACCAGAAGATGTAGCATCATAATCTGCACCTATCTTTATCATTGTAGCAGTAGTAGTAACGTTACCACTAGCCGTTACAACATAGTCTTCAATACGCCCATTAATATATAGCCGTAAATCAGGGCCCAGACCATCTGCATTTGAATCTTTTCTGTAAGTAACTATGATAGACGTAGGGGTTTCCCCATCTGTAGGTATAATAGATGTACCAGTCAAGAAAGCTCCATCTTGGCGCACTACTATTTTTTCATCAGTATTAATAAATATATCAAATCCGTTGCCTACCGCTGTACCAATGCCCTGACTGAAGAGGCAGACACTATCTCTATTGTCAGCATGGTCGTCAGGAATAACATGCAGACATAAAGTATATTCATCCAAATTCTTCAAACCCTCGTGGTCAGAAGTGGTGTCGAGGGAGATATATCCTCCGGACGCGGGAGTGTGGGCCACACTACCACTTACTATGCGAGGAGCATAACCTTGTAAACCTTGAATATCTTGAAGAACTTCATCTCCTACTGTACAAGTTCCACTTTGTTTTGTTCCCCAATAGGCTGAAGAAGGGTCTACATACCAATTTAAAGTAGTTTTGGTAGTAGGAGCAGTATCAACAGGAGCTTCATTCAAAGGTATCCACAGCTTGGCTTTATGATATTTATTACGAATTGGAACATCATCTATCATAAGCATCCTGTACCACATATCTCCTGATTCCTGCCATGTAAAATTAACCGCATTTAGATTTTCTTTTTCAAGTTCATAAAGATTCACATCCTTTTCTAAAGCGTTGAAAGTAGGACTAACAGCAAAGTCAGTCACAGTAGAAAGAGGAGCTTTATATTGCCAAACATACTGTGGATTCATGGCATTAATACTATCGTAATTAAAGTCCGCAATTTGAGAATCAAAATCGTCCCCATAGAGGACAACCTTTTTCTGAGAAGTTAAATTAGATAGGCCAAGTACTAAAACTATGGGTTTATCAGAGACTGCTCCTTGACCGGGCATAGCACCCATTCCACCCATCATACCACCCCCAGATACAACTCCGGCTATATTCATACTATTCAACCTGTTATTCAATATAGGAAGTACTCCTGCCGCACCTCCCGTATCTTTGTCTGAATCAAATGCACCATGTCCATAATCCTGAAGGTCAAGAGTAGTAGTTTCTCCACCAGCTTCTAAAATCCACGGGTTATTTGTCAATGCAGCAGCTCCCTTAGTAGCTTGGTCCGCAGCATTATAAGAGTATATAAATTCATTATAAGTTGAGCCTAATTGAGGGAAGGTAGCATCAACATCCTCATTTGGATTACTATTAATATTACAAATTGATTCGTAACTTCTCTTAGAAGCAGAATCGGTATTTACAAAACACATCGTTAACCAATACTTATAAGGAGATATGTATAATTCTGATAAATGAGATTCTACGCATAAATCTGTTGTACCATCATCCGCTTTGGTAATACCATTGTCTCTGGCAGTTGACGAGCCTGAACTAAAGCACGTTAAAGCTATAGTATTTCCTTGAATAGGTTGTTTTACAGTAGCTAATTTAAGTGTAGAGTGGAACCCTAAAGCGTATTGGCTATCATGGTCATTAGCTGCGTCACTGTCAGGGAATTTATCAGTACCATCTGCATTATTAGGCTCCATCACATGCCGTGCTTGATTTTCTGCCCCTCTTCTTCTCCTGAAAATGACATAATTATCATCAGCTTCAGCGCTAAATATTTCAGGATTGTCTACTACTATCAAGCTAGAATTCTCCAAAGATTCATCCAAACCTCCCCCACCCAGTACAGGGCTTCCTTCAATCCCTAAAATTTTAGCAGAAGCCAATATATTTTCACGAGGAGCCCATTTACTATACTTATCATAGGATAGGGCATAAGTTCCTGCCGCCCAGTTGCCGGCTGTAGAAGAACCTAGGTTGCTACTATTATCAATATTCACGTTAACAAACCCCTTTTGAGTAAGGCCGTCTGTGGAGAAGAAGTCGGCAGATGTACCAGTTCCAAACATCAAATAAGAACCATTAACAAAAGAATTCCATTTCTTATCAGCCCCTCCAACGGTCACAGGATAAGTAATAACACCTAATGTAGAATTCACAAAGTTAAAGCCCGGATAAACTGTAGCATCTGTTGCCACAACCGACGCACCAGATTGAAAATGAGCGCCTGTGGGAGAGAAAGTATATCCACAACCTGCCCACGACGCTTGATTAGAAGCTTGAGAGGAGCCATGATTATTAATTAGCCAGCCATCATATAGCAAACTAGAATTGCTCGACATAGATAGTGATTTTAAGAATCCCGCATTACCAGTAATATACGGGTCCCACATCGCCAAATTCCTACCCTCTACTTGAGTACCAAACCTCCACAGATAACTACCATCAGTATAGGGAACCATACCTGTATTTGTCCCACCAGTCGAATTAGCTTTCCTCGCTGGTAGTGTAGTAACAAATGTTAAATCCGGTTGTGTTTGTAAAAGAGTGCCTAAATCACCCGTAGAAAAATTATTCCATAGCTGATAAGCCGCTCGACTAAAAGCGTTCTCATCAACAGTTCCGCCTCCATCACCTAAAGAAGTTATAACTTTTACAGAAGCACTTTTAGTAGAGTTATATGCTCCGCTTAAAGGAAGGTCCTTAGGACTATCAAACCCGAAAGACACATAATGGCCCGGATTATGTCCTTGCCAATTACCTGAAGGGTCAAACCCTTTAACCATTCCTGTCATCGTAGTACCATCGTCATAAAAGGTTGCCACAGGACTCATAACCTGTCTGTGACCCAATTGTACAAACCTTTGAAGTTGTCCTGCATTTATACTATGATTAACCATTTCATTATTCCAATTTTTAAATGTAATATTGTCTACAAAGACTTCAGCTTCAGCATCAAGTCCATCAGGATACACTTTCGAGTCTGCTCCTCTATAGAAAGCATTATTATCAGTTGCTCCATCATAATACTGTCCTCTCCACCACGTATAGTCTCCGTCATCATCATCAGTACTATATTGAGTATATCTATAATTTTGTACCCATATAGTCATATGTTTAATCCAATTATTGTTTATCAGCAGACCTGTACCCACTGCTTCTTCGTTCAGAGAATTAGTACCACTATTAGCCATACTATTATGTGGGAGAGGTATATTTAAATAGGGTATTTGCTCAGTGTCATCTCCCTCAGAATGCTCACCACCTACTTCAGCACCTTGAATATAACACCTAAGAGGAACACCAAAATCATTAAGATAATCTATGGCGCCGCCGCCAATCAAAGTACTTACATTAAAGTCATTGGCGTCACCGGAAATACTACCGGTTCCCACAGATTGACAATAAGTGCCTCCTGACGCAGTGGTGGGGCCTGCATTGAGGGCCCATGGTTTAGATGTTCCATAAGGAATCCCTGCATTGAATACAAATTTTAAATTAAACCATTCATCTTTCTTTATCTTAATATAGGAAGGTTCCTCTAGAGAACCACTATCTCCCCATGGAGTTCCAGCCGTCCCATCAGCTTTATAACGAGGGCTTTTATAAGGTCTCCATACACCACCTTCGGCTTCACACTCCGCCTGAGTATCATAATCCGAGGCTCCTTGTCCTATTGAACAAACTCCCCCTCCTATTGCTTCTCCTATTTGTTGTATACCAATACGAGCGTCCCTCACCAGTAGCTTCCCTCCATTAGCTACCTTACTTCCATCAAATAAAGCCATTGCACCACTAGCATATAGGCCACCAGCTCCACTAACATGAGCTGTGTTATATCTAGCCATAGGAAGTGCTGAAGCATATATAAGAGCAGGATTTAGGTCTTGGTCCTTTACCACATTACCGGGCTCGTCATTTTGAGTATTGTTACCACCTTTCTTAGCTGAATATTCAGAATTACCATAAAAGTTTTGAAAAACCACCCCGCAAGCAATTTTCCTAGGGTCATCTCCGATTTGTGGATTGGCGGTTAAGTCAACTCCATATCTCTCATTTAAAGACGCCTCTAAAAAATCATCTAATGTATCATATTCTTCAGGTCTGTAATTAGAAAAGGTTACCACTACACTTCTTAAAAATGTATTAAGGCCGCCTTTAGAACCTGACCAAATACCAGCAGTGTTGGTAAATTCTTCTTTTAACCATTTAGAAGTAGTACTCGTAGCATTCCCTGAAAGAGTACAATAAACTTGTGGAGTAGTACCAAAATTGGCCGTCCCTGTTGCTAATTGAGGTGCAGGATATAATTGGCTAATGTTCATCTTTATATCTATTTCTGGAAAGGATACCCTTTTATCAGTAAGATGAGCACCACTAAGCAGCCCAGCAGCGTCAGGGGTCTGTTCATCAACAGCTACCGGCGTGACAAAATCATAATTAAAAGCCCCTACATCTATAGGAGCTGGCTCCGGTATATTATATATAGCACAGCGTGATACCTGAGGATTAACTATGTAATCGCCCATTTTTCTTTCTATATTTTTATAAAAGTCCCAGTCTGCTGCCGAAGCTTTATTACCAAGTGTGTCGTCATCCTCATCAACCGCAATGCTGTTACTTATAGACCCCCATAAATGGTAAAGTCTTAGAGATTGACCTCCACTAGCTTTCTTACTAGTAGATAATTCAACTACTGACTCTAATAGTGGTCTAGAAGCTGTAGTAGATAAAACATTACCAAACGACGCAGTGCTGGTAATGTGGTTAAAAATGGTATTATTTTCATTAGCTTCTTTAGCCATATCAAGGTCGTCCGTAGCGGGAGTTTGAGCCCCAAACTGTACTAGACCTGATATATCTTTCCATTTCCAAAATGGAGCATATATAGACCATTTCTGTTTATCTTTACGATTGTCTACTGTAGAGGTCCATATACCATTAATTTTTCCCTTTTTGACAGGACGGATATACACTCTATCGTCTTCAGCAGAAAAATATTTCTTTAAATTATGAGAAATGTCGTCGCTCGCTCCTCCTCCAAAAAATGCGTCCCCACCGGCAAAAATCTTTTCTTCTCCGTCTTTAGGAGACAAAAATACATCTTTTAGTGAAAGTGTAGCAGTACCTTGGTCTCCTAGAATAGAAAAAGTACCTAGGGTTTTGTCAGCACCATCAAAATTTTCTTCTAACCAAACCATATCACCGTCTAAAAAGGAAGAAATAATGGTCATATTATTTCCTACAGGGTCTTTACTGTAAGTACCGGGATAAGTACCATCATAATTATATTTAGCAAACTCAAAAGCAGGATACACTGCCGAACCTGATTGGCTCTCTGCGGGTCCAACCCCATCTATAACTTTATATGCTTCGGCAACAGGTAATTTAGCTGCTCCACTAAGAACAGTTCCGCTTACGAAAAATTGTAAATATCCACCAATTAACTCCCCACTTCCATAAGATGGAGAACTTGCAACTGCTCCAGATACTACATAATTTCTAGGATTTATTCCTCCTTCTAAAGTTACAGTGGTTTCCTTACCTACTGATAAATCCTTAAATCTAGGAAAAAGTGCTACAGCATTCCCTATCAATTGCCTTCTATAAAAACTATTCTTTTGAATTTCTATCATTTATTTACCTCGTTTAAAACAGGCTTTTCACCCCTTTTAGAGCTGCCGACGCACGTCCGCGAGCGGGCCCGATAGCTTCCCGAGCCTTGTTTATTGGAGCGAATGGGTCTATACCCATTCTTGTCTTTCCAGCGTCCATACTACTTGCAGTCAAATGCTTTACCACCAATTCATTTATTACCATCGCTTCATCAGGTCTTGCGCCCGGTTTATCACCAACGAACGCACTCCTTAACATATCTCTGACGCGCTTAGTACTTAAATCTTTCGTTGGATGCATCTTACCACCAGTCTTAGGCATGAACAATTCTGGACCCTTTTCTCCTACAATATAAGGCATAGACTTACCCATATAATCCATCATTCCCCCTTGAACGGTACCACCTTCAGCCCAAAATTTAAGCTTTTTAGCAGTAGATGACACGGCGCTAGCCGCTCCACTGGCTAAATCTTGTGCTCCACCTACAACTGCCTTACCAGCACCAACAACGGCGCCACCAGCAGCTTTTGCTCCACCTACAACTGCCTTACCAGCACCAATAGCGGCGCCAGCGCCCGGAACCTTCTTAGCTAAATCTACAGCAGCTCCAACTAAGTTCTTAACTACGTCTATTACTTTTTGGACCAAATCAATAATAAACTGTATTGGTTTCATCGCCGCATCCTTTATACTACCAAATAGGTCTCCCCATGTAGAACCGGGATGGAGAATCAAATCAATCAACTTTTTGAACGTTTCCCACAACTTATCAACTGCACCAGTAAAGGCGTCCCATATAGTAGCCCCAACGCCAAGCAACCAGTCTTTTAGTTCTCCAAGAGCCTTGAGAGGGTTCTTAACAATTTCTACAATTCTTAAAGCTATAGCCACTAGTGGGTCAATTAAATATGGCTTTAAGTAGTCATTATAAAGAGTACTTAATGTATTCATAATCGGAGTTAGCAAATTATCAACAAACCATACTTTAATCAGGTTGAAATAATACGAAAGCATCATGAAAAGATGTGTTATAAATAATACAAACTTAAACATAGGCCCTTCTAATACATTGGCAACAGCAGTCCCGAGCCACACAAACGGTGCAATCACCCATTGAATCAAATCTATAAACATATCTTTTAAATGTACTACAAATAGTTTAAACTTGAACCATAAATCAAATTGTTCATTCATTTTTATTGCTAAAACGACCAAACCTGCTATCAAAAGAATTACTGCTATTGCAATTAGTCCTACAGGGTTTGCATATAAAGCTACATTCCATGCCCAAGTAGCTATTGTGACTATGATGAAGACGGCGCCAAGGATTATTGTTGCAGCAGCAGCTAGAGCAGTTACAAGAGCTTGTCCAATTTTAGCAGCAATATTAGCTAAATCTGCTGAAGTATTCCACCATACTACTACCGAAGCCAAAGCTGTTACGATAGTATTTTGAATCTTGCCGGGAATAGTAAGAGCATACATAATAGCCCCACCGATAGCAGCTAACGTGTTAGAGAAAGCTACCCCTGCATTATGCGCCCAATTCGACAAAGTACTACGAATTGTTGCAGTACTGTCCCATATCTTCAGGAAAATGCCTTGTTTCTTTTGATAGTTCTCCGTCACAGAAAGACTATTACCAGTTATTTTTGCTAATATGCTCGCATATGCTCCTTTAAGTCCTTGCACTGTTAACAGGTTAGATATAGCTTTATACATATTACCTATCTTTGTTTGTACATTCTCTATTATTTGCCAGAATACCTTGGAAATTAGTGTCGTTAATCCAATCCGTTTCACGTATCCCATCAGGAATTCCGTCTGGAATTCTTTAACCATCAGTGGATACTTTATGGTCATAAGAGCAATAACAATTTTCTCCCAGAAAAGCTTTAGCTTTGTTTGAACGATGTCTACTCCTCGCCAGAATATTTTGTTAATCAGAAATAATATACTTCGGCTCTCTAATTTATGTTTAACCAATCCTACTCCTACAAGTTTACTCTCTAGAGGAAAGGCTAGCCTATTAAGCGCTAATTTAATGGACATAAGACTGTTGCTATATATCATTTGCGCATTTTCCTTTATATTAAGACCAATTTTTATTATTTGGCTCTTGATAGTTCGATTTTGTAAATTATGAGCTATTAAACCAGTCCCTAATCTCTTCATTTCTAGAGGGTGAGCTAAATAATTAAGGGCGTATATAATCTTCTGGTTGACATAATCTATTCCATCTAGTATGATTTTCTTGCTTTTAAGGAATATCAATTTCATTATTGATTTTATAGACATATTTCGCAAGAAATTCCTTCTAAATTCAATGGAATATTGCTTCATGTTCCAACCATGAGATAGTTTAGATAAACCTAACTTGATAGCCATTAACGGATTCTCAATCTGTCTCATAGCTATACGTTTCTTTTGTAATTTAAACCGTAAAGACTGCATAAACATGGTCTTCTTATGCCAAAGGTATTCCAATGGCAGCATAATAAGACGTCTGGCCATTAAAAGTATACCTACTTCATCTACTGCAACATTAGCCCATTTAGCTGTCGCTGCTTTCCAATTCTGCCATATAAGCGCCATTTGCTGCTTAAAGGTCATATTACCAACAGCCAAACGCATAATTTCGCTTTGAGTTAAATTCTTTGTAGATTGTGTTTCTAAAATTAATCCTCTAGTTCGTAATGTAGAAATTATTGTTGCTCGAGTTTCTTTTTCAACATATTTTCCCTTTATCTTAATACCTAATATTTGAGCAATATTAAGATACCCTTCTGCGGCAGTATAACCTATTATACTAGCAGCACTTTTCATAACGGCACTCGTCATTACATTTTGCCATAATGCCGCAGTCATCAGCGCAGCAGTGCGTCCCTTTGTAACTATATTACTAGCAGTAGCCATCTCTATGTCCTTCGCTGTTACCTTAGTACCCCTTAATTGTGATAACTGAAAGGCATAATTAGCCGCAGTAGAAATAGGAACTATTTTATTAAGTAAGTGGAAAGATATAAGGACTTTAGTCATTGTAGGGCCCATCATATCTAAAGCTTTTATAACTAATTTGATAGGGATTAAATAGATTTTAAATACTTGAATACCCAATTTACCTAATTGTACGAAACGCTCTATCAAAGGAACTATATCGTGTAGTACTTTCTGGAATTCTTTTATACCAGTGACAGCTATAGTTTGAATAGCTTTCCCAAATGCAGTAAGTTCTGAAACACCATCTCTCTCTACAACAAGTAGCCCTCTAAAAGATTCAACTGTTGTAATAATAGCTTCATGAAAGGCATTCAAAAATCGAGTTCCTTCGTAAGTAGCGTCTCTATACATGAACATCATGCCTATGTTATTTTTAAGAATTTGTATTTGGGCTCCAATAGATTCATTCTGAATCTGAACCATCGCATCCAGTTCTCCGCCAGCACCCGCCGTCGCCGCCACTGCCTCAGTGAACTCATCAGACGCCTGAACCAAGTGGACAAACGCTGTTGCACCACGAACATTCAAATCTTCAATCAAAGTAGTAAGAAGCTCTGTATCATTAATTACTCCTTCTTCCAGAACCTTTGAAAAATTAGCTGCTATTTCGGTCAATTGAAGCATATTTCCTTGGGCATCCGTAACCTCTACTCCATACTCCCTAAATCGCGCAGTACTATCCCCTATACTCTCAGCAAGCTCTGCTAGGCCCTGTCGCAGACCACGCCCAGCAATACCTGCCTCAAGAGCTCTATTAGTCAATATCTGTAGAGCCCCTAACAGTTGGTCTATAGATTGCCCTGTAGTGGTAAAGAAAGGTAGAGCAAACTTAACAGCGCTTGCTAAATCTTGATACTCAATAAGAGACTTCTGAATAGCAAACGCGAACTTATCCGTAACTTCTGCTGCCCGCGACATTTCCATGTCGAAACCAAATAGGGTCTGAGTAACCAATTTAGAAATAGTGTTATGGTCTCCCTGAACAGCCATAGATAGTTTTAGGGTTTCGGTTAAAACTTCCATAGATTCTGAAGCAGAGAGACCTGCCGATGCTAACTGGTAAAGCCCTTCGGCCCCGTTCTGCATCTCTAATCCAAATTCTTGACCAAATTGAACAACTGTATCTCCAACACTAAAAAGTTCATCATTAGTTACTCGAAAAACAGAATTTGCATTCAATAATTCTCTTTCAAAATTAATCAATTCCTGAGTGTTTTGATTAAGTTTGTAGTAAAAAGCCGTCAAAATTGATACTGATTCACGAACAGAATCTATAAAATTAGTTTGCATTTCACTTGCAAAGGAATGAGCTGCTGCTGTTAATCTTGTCTGAACAATAAGTGAGGATTTTTGTGCATCAGTCAGTTCTTTTCTAGCTTGGCGTTCTTTAACCATGCCCTTTTGAACATCTTCTGAATATTTTTTGGTTTTAGCATTATATTTCCTATCGTGGGCAGTTCGTTCAGCATGATAATCACCATATTCCTTTTTAGCGTTATTTAAAACTGCAATTTCATTTTTGGTAGTTTCTATATCGTCAACAGAAAGCTTTCCACTTATTTTGCCAGCATCCAGCTTTTGTTGTAGTGCATTCTTCCTAACGTTTATTCCACGTATTACTTCCTTACGTTCAGCTTCATTTAATTTGATGAAATTTTCCATCATTTTCTTATAATCGCCAGCGTCTTTCAGGTCCTTACTAAGGCCAGAAAAAAGTTTAATTCTTGTAGGTTTACCTAATTTAGCTTTAAGTCCCTTCATAGCGCCTTGGCTCATCGCCGCAGTTTTCCCTAGTTTACCATAAGACTGCGTAAGACTATTTACTGCCGCTTTTGCACTAGTATCTAATTGTTTCTTTGCAGATTCTTGATGTGCCTTCAGCCTAGCTTGCGCCTTTGCCAAACTCTTTGTGGCGTTATTGACGTTGTTTTTAGCAGCTTGAACACTTTTCTGATTAAGCTGCGAATACATCTTTGAGGCAAAGCCCCCTACTAAGGCACCTGCTGCATTAAATGCCTTCGGCGAAGGCATAGCCAAACCTACGGCTACTCGTGCGGCAAATACTTGGCCTGCGAAACCCATACTATCACGTTCTTATTTGTTGTTTCAATTCAGCCACTGCGTCTTCAGTTTTCACTTGTTTACCCATTAAAGAATCATATTTTCTTCTTTGGGCCATATATCTACTCCAATCGCTACGAACGTTAGGCCTATGTTTAGCCAAATCGTTTATATCTTTCGCTTCATACCCATCCATGGAATGTAAGAGGTTATATTCTTGACAGGCTGCTAAAATGCCTTCAAGTTCCATTCTGGGCGTTCGTTTTATTTCTTCCCATGTCATATTTGTTTCCTTCATCAAGGGAACATATAGGGTTACAGCCTCAGGACTGTTCGTCATCAGAGAAGAAAATTTTCTCGGCTCTCCTGTTCAATACCCATTATGTCATTAGAAATAGCGTATCTCAATGTGGTTGGTAAAAGAGGCCAATGTTCCCTTGTAATAGCGGGTCCATCAGGCATTTTTTCATTAGCCTTTTCTAACATAGCTAATATTCTGTTACCACCGATTTCGGTATAATAAGCCATTTTTTCGTCTTCAGTGGCTCTATCTGAAAGAGGCCTAAATCTAGGTTCTTCCTTTTCCACTAACTCGCAAAATTGGTAGTTCACTACCTTATCTCTAAACTCTATTTCTCCTTGCTGCACTTCATCAGTGAGTGCAACTAGGTCATCCATTGTCCAACTTTCTGTTGAAGGAGTTTCCACTACTTCTTCGACAACTTCTTCTTTTTCTTCAACAACTTCTTCGTTATCTTTGTTTTCGTCTTCTGTCATTTAAATCACCTTGTGATAGAAGGACGCAGGTTCAAACCTGCTCCTTCCGTGTGTTATGTTATATCTACAACTCAGCAGCAGTAAGGTCAGTAGTGACAGCTGCATTAGTAACCTTAGGAGTAATGTAAGTCATAAACTCCATGGTTTCTTCTGACGTGCCGTCTGCATTAATAGAGACAGTATGTCCCTGAACGCAGCAACCACGTACACTAAATACATCCGTGCTTCCACTTAAAACTACATGAATACGATATCCAGTATCAATGGTAGGTTCTTGCAGAGATGAAATCTCTGAGGAGTTCGCACACCCTTGCCTGCCACCATTATTGAAAATAGCGTCCCATGTTATGTCGTTCTTCTTGCGCGTGATAGACACCGTAGTCTCTTTTTTAATCTCAGCCTTTGTGATGTTTCTAAAACCTACATAGGTAATGTCTTCATCCACGGCCCCGATTGATAAATCAACTCCAGTAATATCTGCTTCTGCTGTTCCTGCGGAACCTGTGCCCAAGGGAACTGCAAAATTAAATGCGCCAGCTGTTCCAGAAGTAGCGTTGAAACCTACGGCTCCAGCCGCTGAAACTCCTGCATAGCTCTCTGCTTGCGTGTCTTCAGTTGTAATATAAACTGAACAATCTCTTCCTAAAAAATATGCCATATTTAATTACCTCAATAGTCTGCCAAGACAGTTTCTGTTACGTATAAGGTATCCCCGTCTTTTCCGGTACCCATAGCTCCTTGCGTGATAAATTCCATAGTTTCCTCACTTGTTCCATCAGCGTTAATACTTACTGTATGACCCTGAACTAAACAATTGGGGAATGCTACGCTTTCTCCTCCATCACCAGTCTTAAGAACAACAAAAATACGATACCCGCCTTGAACAGTGGTAGCATTATTATAATCTTTAGGATTTGCTAGTCCATCTGCAATCTTGGGTGCCGCATCAGTACTGTTACCATAATCACCCGCTAATCCCCAGCGAGCACCATGTTTACCAGCAGCGTCTTCAGCTTTTGCTGCCAATGTAGGACCATTGAAAATCATGTCCCACGTATTGTTCTTCTTTTTTCTGGTGAGGGATACGGTGTATTCATTTTTAACTTGAACCTTACCCACACCTTTCTGTCCTATATAGGTGATGTCTTCATCAGTAGCACCTATACTTACATCTACACCAGTCACATCACTGATAGCCGTCCACGCAGAAGTTTCTACACCTAAATATAGGCTTTGCGCGAAAACGTCAATACCAGTAGTAGAACCTGAATCCACAGTGCAGACCGTCGTGCCACTAGCGGTACCGCTCAGGACACCGACGTCCATGTTTTGTGTATTCGATTCAGTACCTATATAGACACTTACATCTCTTCCTAGGAAATATACCATTTTTTGTACCTCTTACTTTTTTTGTCTAGACAACAATACACTTCATTCAATATTGTATAATGAATTGTCCTATATAAAGCTTATGCTAATAAAGGTTAATTCAACCTCTAGTTAAACTCGTGGCTTCACTACCCCAAATTCCTCGTTTCCTATATCCTTTCCCCTTAGGCCCATGGAACTGTGTAATGAATTTCTGACGAGGGTCAATAAAACCCTTAGCTTTAAACTTAGCTTCCGAACGTGTTTCTTTAATTTTAAACAACAAAAAAGCAGAAGCATCTCTTCCCTGCGAATACCAGAAAGGTATACCTATTCCCTCCAATCCAGCCTCGGAAGGATTCCAAAAAGGAGGTCCAAAAATCCCTTGTTTAGAAGGTAGTCTGTGTTTCTGCTGAAGATTAAGGTTGTCTTTCCAAAGGTCAGTTAAGTTATTAGATGCATTAGCAGCTTTTTTATAGAACTCGGACATATCTGATTTGAATTTCGGGTCTTTAAAGAATTCCCTAAATTGTTGTTTAAATGAATCTGCCGCTTCTTGAGTAGATAATACTTCCGCAGCTGTTACAATTCCCGCTCCTCCCATAACATTACCCATCGCCAAATTCACCTGAGTCTCTAATGCCGTACCTGCCATGGAAACCCTACCTGAAGTTAACGCCAATTGATTAACTGTGGCCTGAGATTCCTCCATAGTAAAGGCAAGCGCTTGTTCATCTGAAAGTTTAAATCTTGATATAGCATCATCAAATAGCATAGCGCGGTGTGAAGAATATAAACGTCTTGACCCAATCTGACGGAAAATCTGCTCTCCATACCTCTTCACTAATTCTTCGGCATTTTCCAACTCAATTACTTCAGTATGAGGTCCTCCATCAGCCGACCTAATCTCTGTAAGTATGCCATCTTTAAAGACTGGCTCAAGACGCGCAACACCTATAGCAAATTTAGCAACAGGGGCAGAATAAATATATGCCTCACCTAAAGCTTCATTATGCTGAATTTCTATAAATCTTGAAAGCATCTGTCTTGCCGCATAATCTAATGTTTCTGGCCCTTTCCTCCCTCTTCCGGCTGCTTTCTTAGCATCAGCTACCGCTTTCTTAGCATCATCATAAATGGGCCATAAGTCTTTACCAATGATTTTCCACTTTTTTATAATCTCATTCATGCCCGTCTCAACTGCCTTGTTCCAGTTGGTATGCACATCATCCTGCCATTGAGGGATATCGTGCAGTTTAGATTGGAAAAATTTCTTAGCAGTCATATTGGTAGTTTCTATAGTTTTAACCCCCTTAACAAAGGCAGGCCCATTAGCCCCAATACGGTTTGCCAAAATATGTAAGTTATAATCTATAGCTTCTGCGGCTTTCTGGTCGCGAGCTATCATATCGAATGTAGTATTCCATCCCGTTACTACTAATTTATCTATTAGTTCAATCTGAGTATCAACCGCAGGATTTTTCCAGTCTTTTTCATCAAAGGTATCTAACATTATCCTAGCTACGGCCTGTGTTTCTATTTCTTCCTTGACTGTCGTTTCAAATTTACTTACTATCCCCTCTCTTTCCAAAATTTTAGATAGTTCCATAGACAGTAGTGCGGCTTGAGTACCTATACCTTTAGTCTTTTTCGTCATATCCCCAACTGTCTCTCCTTTCTCCTCTTCAAATCTTTGCACTTTCTTCATCCATGGTTTTTTCTTGGCTCCCTCTGTGGGATGAATATCAAAAGCATTAACCCCAGTTATCCATTTCGATTCCATTTGATAGTTTTGAGAGAATGGAACCCATGGAACAAAACCCACTTCAATGGTTGTAAAATGTTCTTGAGTGAAGCCTCTAATACTCTGTTCTTTAAATTGCTCAAAACCCATTCGTTCATAAATAAATTTGGCCATACACTACCTCGTATTCTTAAAGAGAACAACCATACCAGTAACACCAGCCCAAATTTCTGACTCTGGCTCGTAACCTATATCTCTAAACCCTGTATAAAACCTTTCTACCACTTCAGTACCACTACTACTAAAATCACAATCCATAATGACATTAGCGCTATTAAGCATGAGATAATTAATCAACCTACGTTGCTTATATGGAACAGTAGCTACCGTAATAGAGCTATCTTTATCTACCCCTACATGTATATTAAAAGCTACTCCATAAAGCTCACCTACAGCTTCAGTGCTTCCGCTCGTTACCCGTTGTCCCATAAATTGTTCTTCAATACCATTGGCTACCATTTCCACAACAATAGCGGGATATTCTAAATCTACTGCATCGGGAAATTGCCCAAATACATTAACATCCGCAGTTGTCCATGCATTACCAGAGCCTATTCCAGCCGTGGTATTATAAGTGCCCGCTCTCAAATTATCAATTAACTTTCTTTCTACTATATTAAGGTGGTCCGTTGCCATCAGTATGCCCTCCTGAGTTTATCGCTCTTGCCACGAGTACGCACACAGGTATATACTGTAAAATCAGTATTACGCTCTTTTAAAGAATGAACATGCCATGATATAGATTTGTAAAATTTTATATCTCTAACCATAACAGTGTTACCACTTGCTGCTCCTGAAATCCCAAATTCAAAATCACGGAAATTAGCTTCATAATCAAAAGAAGAACCAGATGTGACCGTTACTGCATATCTCGTACCATCCATATAGATAGATGAACCACTAGAAACAGTTCCTGTAACAAAAGGTAAATCCACAGTTAGCCAGCTACCAGTAGGGATGCTCAATGAAGCAGGAGTATAAGTAATAGCATAGTCAGTATCTTGCGTTCCTCCATTAAAGCTCTTAAAGTTACTAAGCTCTATATTGCTTGCTCCACTAGCCTTTATTTGAAAGCGTAATCTATCTGCTTCTAAGGTATTAGTAGCTCCAGTGGTATAATAAAAACCACCATCATAGTCATCGCCTAATGTAGCTGTAATAGTTTGCCCATCTGTAGCAAATGTAACATCAGCTGTCCCAGATGTCCAACTACCAGTAGCAGACGTAGGAACTTGATAAATATCACGAGTAGAGTCAATAAACCTATCCCATCCCTCTATCTCATTAAAATCGGGATTAGTAACTGTTTGTTCAAAATTAGAATAGCCCTTAATAGTTTGCATATTAGGAGTATAAACTCTAGCCACTCCTATAATATTATGACCCCCTTGTTCTAGTCTATAATCAGCTGTTACTGCTGGCCTTATTAAAGCTGGAAGTTCTGGATATAGAAGTTCTTGAGTTACAATACCACCACCTTCTACTCCGTAATCATCTCTACCAAATACAGGAGGTCTGTGATATACAACTTTACGACTTTGATTGGAATGATGTCTCAATTGACGCAAAATACGGCCCATATTAATAGAGCCCGGTCTAACACCCTGCTCGCTAAGCATCATAGCTTACCCCTTTCACCCGTGGATACATGTCTTTGGTTCCGTCAATTCCCTTGACGTTCTTGAGCCAGTTGACAGTTCCAAGGAATGGGGCTGCATTGTAAGTTGTTCTCTTTATGCTGAGTCCAATTTTCATTACTAAGGACTGATTTGCAAGGGTTTCCCAAATATCGTAATCCTTAGTATCATAGTAAATTTGAAGGTCTCCGATAGCAATCCTATCAACGCCTACACCATTCTGCGCTAGGCAAGATAAATAGCAAGTATAAAACATTACAGCGTTATCATATGTATTATTGTCGTTAAGAACAAAGGCAGAGCCTACGTTTTCAGCAAACCATTCTGCTGCTATATTAGCCAAAATATCCATAGTAGTATTATCTAATTCTTCCTGCTCAATACCCGCTAACAAGCGAACCCTATCACGGAATGTCGCATTCCATGAAACACTAACTGCCATTTATATATACCTCAACGCTGCTATCACACCACCCATAAGGGTGGCTAAAATACCCAAGCCCCAACGGAGATGGGTCTTCATGTCATCTTCCCACACTTCATGATGATGGAGGTGATTATTGAACATAGTGTCAAAATCATCCATCTTGTTGAACACAGTCTTAACGCGCTCGTCCATGCGTATCATGAGCTCGTCGCGCTCTCGTGCATTCATATTTAAAGTATCTCCGTACTCGTATTTAAAGTTATCGTCATAGTTGTATCCAAACCGGCCAGTAATAATCGGTGCCGCCAACGTTAGCAGAAAGGTATCCCTCAGGAACCATACCTACCCCAGCCATGTCAAAGAATTCTACTGGACTAACACCACCCCATGTTACTGGAACTAACCCCACCAATGCAGTACCACCAGTGCCAGCATGTGACATACCAGCGCCACCACCGCCCGTAGTTCCCTGAGTACCTTGAGTTCCTGTAGTTCCTGTAGTTCCAGTTGTTCCCTGAGTTCCTGTAGTTCCGGTTGTTCCCTGAGTTCCAGTTGTTCCGGTTGTTCCCTGAGTTCCAGTTGTTCCCTGAGTTCCTGTAGTTCCGGTTGTTCCTTGGCTTCCATCCAGTCCTTTAATACCCTGAATACCTTGAATACCTTGTGTTCCTTGAGTTCCTGCTCCTGTAATTCCCTGAGTTCCTTGTGTACCAGCAGAACCATCGTCACCAGTTCTAGTGAAATGATAAACAATATCTTCTCCATCACTAAATGGTGGGTCTGAAAATCGAGCTACAGGAGTAACATCTATCTTGAAATAGC